AACTGGTCTTGGAAATCTTCTGAATCGTTGGGGGAGATGATTTCGATTCCGCTGTTTGAGCAAAGGCGTATGTACTGTAAAGCATTAGAATAAATGATGCAAGTATCAATGAAAATACGATAAGTAGACGTTTTGTTTTCATGATTGGACCTCCTATATTATTCTTGATGGTAATGGGTTATGAATCTTATTCTGGAAACAAATTGTTCTGATAATATTGCGGATATCATAATCAATATATGTCCGTGTTAGATTAAGGCAATTAGCGTGTTTCAACCAACCATAATAGCTCATAACGGTGCTGATTGCAGAGATTGGATTCATATCCATATGATGTCTTTTGACCCTACTCATTCTCCTTTTAAACTTAGTTGCCGTGCTTTTCCTAAGCAAAGTGTACCCATGATAAAATCTGTACCCAAGGAAATCAATACTTCTACTATCAACTGGAAATACCTGCCAATTTTCTTTTAGTGTCAATTCTAATTCCTTTAAGTATAAAATAAGTTTATCTTTCGCAGCATGAAGATATTTTTTATCATGATGGAGAATCACAATATCATCGCAATATCTGAAGTAATATTTACATCCATCGAGTTCCTTCATTTTATGATCAATACCTGACAAATATAGATTACCAAAATGTTGACTCAGATAGTTTCCTATTGGAATACCAGGAGCTGAATCTATAATCTCATCCAACAGCCATAGCATATCAGAGTCTTTTATTTTCTTCCTTATTATGGATTTCAATACTTCATGGTCCACTGAAGGATAGAATTTCTTAACATCACACTTCAAACAATACTCCGTTTCTTCTTTGTTTCTAAGGGCTATTTTCAATTTATCAACGCCCTTGTGGATACCTCTGCCTGCAATGCAAGCAAACGTATTCGGGATTAAAGTCTTGATCCAGATGGGTTCAACTACTTGCATTATACAGTGGTGAATTATCCTGTCTGGGAAATAAGGCAGCTTGTATATCTCACGCATCTTCCCGCCGTCAAAATGATTAAAGACTTTGTATCTTGAATTGTGGAATGCTTTATTCTTCAGCATATAATGAATTCGCTTAAAGTATCTTTCAGGATTAGCGTCAACTTGCTTCACTTCACGGTAATGGGATTTCCCTCTTTTAGCATTCTCATGGGCCACACGGATATTAACCATATCGTACACTTGTGGATAGAGATTTCCGTATCTTTTCATCTGCTTATTTCGCCTCCAAGTCTTCGAGAATTCGAGAATTAACCTACCAACCTGCAATGAGGTTTGCTTTGTATTTTGCCAAGGGGCAAGGATTATTATGTTGTATAAATTTGTTTTCATCTTTAAAATAAGCATACCTGGCCTGAGATATTTGAATTACGATTACCTGAAGTATTATTCAGATTCCAATAGAAGAACCTGGCTTGAGAACCATTATTCGCATTCCTGCCTAGTTTCGCTACTCGCTACCTGCTGTGGAGACACAATAACCCGCTAAAGTGTTAAAATTCTTGCATTAATAAGCAACCCGGCCCGAGATAGTCGAATCACGAGTACCCGAAGTAGTACCCAGAGTCCAATAGAAGAACCCGGCCTGAGAACCATTACTCGCATGCCCGCCCAGTAGCGCCACCCGCCACCCGCCGCTTTGATAATAATAATCGGTGATGTATGTATTAGTCGCGCCGCCGCCAGCACTCGGTAAAAATCCTCCTTTCGTTTGCTCTAAAGTCGATTGATAATCATTGCCATTATATAGGGTGATTCCACTCCCACCTGTATCGGTTAATCTTGTGTAATTGGAATCCGTGCCGTCTGCAAAGTCTGTTTCGGTATTACTCACATACGGGATATTATCGTTAATATTGAACCCATCAACCCACTTCCATAAATGCCCATAAAAGTTTTCAATACCCCTATAGCTCATATAGCTGCCGACTGCACCATTCCCATTGCTGAGATTTCCAGTAGCATTCCCAAGGCTATTTGTAAGCCCTGTAAAATTAATAGGATTATAATTGTTCCAGGCAGGCCATGCTGATGCCCAGTCGGTTAGTCCCGCACCTATCATGCTCTGGCTGTAGAACGAGGCGTACTCCACCAAGTAAAGCAACTGTAAAGCACTTGACAAATAATAATCCTGCTGTCTCCAGCCTGCTCCACGGTTCAATGCTACTTCCCTAAACTCTCCACGTGTGCCATAATTCATAGATCCAAACCCTGATACTGAGCCAAGCACATCACCTGATGATGCCGTCCAGTCTCGCTGTACCTGAAGTATGCACTGGTCATTAGCCGTGGTAGCGGAAAGGGTTCCTGTCGCAAGTGTAATAACTGTGTCAGTAACGCTCTGGATTGCGTAAGTTCCGTCATTAGCGGCACTGCCTGAGATTACAATAGTATCCACACCTGCGACCAGTTTAGAAAACGGGTGAGTAAGAACGTCTGATGTAATCGTATCATCTGATCCACCATTATCAAGGAAAGAAACGGTATAAGTAGCACTCGAAGCTAAATACAATCCATTGACGTACTTAGACTCTGAAGTGTCATACAGAATACCCTCGTAAGCTCCAATATATCTATGGTCTACCCATGCCCCGTCTTTATAGAACGCTGGATGCCACTCATAGCCAGGAAGCATGATGGGAGAAACCCACCACTCATGTACTGTCAGGCTTGAATCATAACTATACATGTAGGCAAACTTAGGAATTTCGACCATTACGCTGCCACCGGCACCTCCGAGAACCGCTGTGCAAATCTCAAAAGTATCAGAGATAGCCATAATGTCTGTTGCTATTGACAAGACATCATCAGAGTCTTTGGCCGTAATCATAGCGTAAACATCATCGGTTGTGTCGTGAACATACCGTCCGACATAATCTCCAGCGGCTCCAGTGAACACACCAGCATCACTCAATTTGCTTGCAGTTCCCGCATCATCTGTGCCTGTGACTGATGGCGGAATACCTGCTCTGTTGTAGCTGTCATCAGCCTCTAAGTAATACTGCACAACCCCTGCGTCACTCAAAATACACCGTCGCATCTGAGAGTGTATAGGCAGCAATGCATTACCGGGTGATACCGCAGCAGGTGAATAAGCTAATGCTCCAAGGCGTGTTAGAGTTGGGCTTGATTCACTTTCGTCCCAAGAAACCCCAATAGCAGTCAAGGACTGACTTTGCGTCCCAAAATAACGTGTGCTCCCACCATATGCAAATACAGGAATCAGTACTAAGAGTAAAATTGTAAATAATATCTTTCTCATTTTATAAACCTCCATTAAAATTTAAAGGGTGTTCACTATTAGATTTTATTATTTCATTGTCATATGCTTTTGCGGCATCTTCAACGTTATCAAATCGTCCAAGATTAACTGTTTTTCCATTTACATCTATTCGCGAAATCCATTTATCTCTTGCTTTGTCAAAGCACACTCCACGAAATCCAGATGTATTGTTTGCTCTCAATAAACTTGTGTTTTGATTGCTCTTATGTATATCAATAAATCTACAATTTTCTGGGATGTAATTACCATCATTGGATCGTCTGTCAAGATAAGATCCTTGATACCAATCGTTTTCAAGTGCCCATTCGATAAAGGTTTTGGGATCGTTAATCCATTCTTTACAAACCTTTACACCTTTACCGCCATAATGTTTGTATCTTCTATTATTCTTGTTGTAGCACCTGTCTTTCATATTAGACCAAACGTCGTATAGCAAATGACCACAATAATTATGTTTAGTCGCGAACTCCTTTTGTCTTTCAGTGGCGAGGCATCCACAGGATTGCGTGTTTTTTGACACTAAGGCATTCAAACGCACAACAAGATTATTGCCACAATCACATTTGCATTCAACCATCGGAATCTTCTTATGGCTCTTTGGATCAATATAAGGCTCCAATTCTTTTGTGATCAGTAGCCTTCCAAATTTCAGACCAATATGGTCTTGCTTTTTCGATTTCTTTTCTGGTATACTTAGATTAGCCATGGCTTCATATCTCCAATATATGAGGTTGTCGGTTAGAAGCGGTATGGGGACATCACCCCGTATCGCTTCGTTATTTATACCAAGATTTAACATTTATGTCAAGCCTTTATGTAGTAGTGAATGTTCCCGCAGCTGAAATAATAACCCATCTCGTCATCCCATGAACGTACTCTAAGGTAATCGTTGCGTAGTTTGTAATTGTATAAATAGTTCCCGTGGCCGAACTGTCATCTATGTAATCCGTGTCCACAGCAATCATAGTCATTTTACCAGCGCCTTGTTTTATAAAAGTAACCCTGGCGCCGTCTTCAGTTGTTCCCACAGAGGGAAGTGTGAAAGATTTATCATCAGCCGAGTTCATTCTAAGGGACTTACCGAAGTCTGCCGAGGTAACAACATGTGAGTCGGTTTTGGTTGAGACTACCATGTGGTCAGCAGTGAAAGATGTGGCTTCCACGTTTCCATCACTATCCACCGCAAAAATCTCAGCATCACCTGAGTCAGTGATCTTGATTCCATCAGTTGCGCCAGCCGTTTCCTGGGTCTTGATAAACAGAGCGTCTATGGCTGTGGTAGGGGTGATGTTAACCTGCGCTGCGCCTGCTGCTGTGCCAAATTGGGTTAGGCCTGCGGTGGCATTGAAGCTAATATCAGTGCCATCAAATGCGGCTGAATCGTTACCATCCTCATCGTACTCCATACTGAAATCCTGGTCAGAGCCGAGATAGATCTTTTTGTCGTCTGCGATGTATGTATCACCAAACCCAAGCGCAGTTGTTCCAATATCGGTAGCTCCATCAGCACTTGGTCTAATGTCTGTGGTGAAGACTGGGGATGTTGCAAAGACAACTGCTCCAGAACCAGTCTCGCCTGTAACAGCACCAGCGAAATTAGCGGTTGTCGGCGTAGCCAGAAAAGTTGCCACATTCGTACCCAGCCCACTTACTCCAGAGGCAATAGGCAATTCAGTACAGCTTGTTAAAGTTCCGCCACTTGGAGTTCCTAAAGCTCCACCGGAATAAAGAATCGTTGCGGCAGCGTCAGGAAAGGTATATACCCTGGCAGCAGAAGGACCAGCAGCGGTAAAGTATGCAATCCCGGTCCCACCATTGGCTGTAGGAAGTACTCCTGTTATTCCACCCACGGGAAGCCCAGTACAGTTTGTTAATGTTCCACCACTTGGAGTCCCCAAGGCTCCACCAGAATAAAGCAAGGTTTGGCTTGAATCAGGCAAGGTAAAGGTTTTTTCTGCGGTTGTAGGACCTGTAAATTTCGTGAAGCCGTTACCTGTCCCACCATAAGTGGAAGCTATGACCTGCGTGAGGGCTGCAGTCCCGTCAAAATTATTTCCGTAGATGGCCCGTGTGGTGGCTAAAGCTGTGGCTGTGGCTGCGAGTCCAGAGCATGTGCCACTTGAACCAGTGGCATCTCCGGTTACGTTTCCGGTAAGAGGGCCAGCAAATCCAGTAGCGGTCAAGATACCCGTATTAGCCACATAGGTAAGTGTTTCATCGGTCTTTGGTAATAAGTTCCCAGTGGCACTATCCCATAAACCAACAAAAGTTGTTGCATCTTCAGTGTCCGCAACAACAATAGTCGTGGGGGTTATCGCAGCTGTTCCGTCAAAACTCACTCCACCTATTGCCCGTGCAGTGGCAAGTTTAATAGCAGAAAAAGCTGATCCATCCGCCCTTGTATAATCCAAGCATCTCCAATCTCCTGAAGCATATTCATAAAAGGCTGCAAGGTCCCCAACTGCAGTCGTGACATTCGCTGCAGTTGGTAGAAATAAATCATTTGAGTGTGTAAGCTGGAGAATGCCATCAAACCGAAGGACAACCATAGTTCCAACCCCTTTGGATGCGATTGTGTTAATGGTTGTGGTTCCGGTAATGTCAAAGAAGTTGCCATCTCCGAGGGTCATGTCGTTGGCGCTGGCTACGTCGGAGCCCTGGAATGTTTTGAGGGTTTTCGAAAAAGTTAAATCTTCTATAGTCGCGGCACCAGTAATGGCCGGTGCAATGGCGCGTACCGGAGCACCCGTACCTGTAGCTGTAGTCCAAACTGGAGCATCAGGCGTTGTTCCCCCGCCTACCAATACCGTGGTGGTTGCCCCGCCTAATGCATCAATAATCCCGCCAATGGACTTATCGCTGATTGCCGCTCCATGAACCGTAGATACCATGGATACCATGTAAATCATAAACAGGATTGTTAATATAATTTTTTTCATTTTCAATCTCCTAATTTTTGTCAATTAATTTCCAATCGAAAGTGGGTGTTCCTGATCCAGTACATTTAACCAAAAATGTTGTCGTCGTTTTCGTGTCAATATATATTGCGCCAACATTTAAAGAATCTCCTGTTGGTAAAATCGAAACTTGATAAGAGGTTCCCCCGAGAGTAGCTCCGATAGAAATCTCATCTCCCGTTGTTCCGTTAAACGTTCCTGCTCCTGAATAAAAACCCAGATCTGCTTGGGCTTCAGATTTACTTCGGCTCTCGATACCGTTTGCGGTCATACGAGCATATTCTCCGCTTGCAGCATCAGCCTGGTCAACGGTTATAAGATGATTGTCTACGATACTATGTTGGACTTGATGAGAATGGTCACTCCGAGCAAATGAATGGGAAGATCCTTCTCCTGCAGCTTGGACACCGGCAAGCTCAGAAGGAGAAGCACAGTCTAAAGCGTCTCCTCCATCTTCCGGATCGTGACTATCTTTATGAACTTTCGGCGCATTATCTCCTGTTACATCAGCGCCATTAGCTACGTTGATCATCGTCAGAACTTCTGTCTTCGTAAGCTCCTCAACTACACCGTCAGCACCTGATACCCGTCCGAGAATACGCTCATCGCTCACGACATTCTGCATTTTAGCATAAGTCACAGCGTCGGCAGCTATTGTTTGGGTGCCATCTGCTACGCTGGTAACTTCACCAGAATGATTTGGATGAAGCTACAGGAGCATACAAGGACATTAATTTGGTTATTCAGCAGCAGTTAGATTTGATTAAAGTTTTAGTAAAACTAAAACCTTTGGCTGTTATTAAGGGGTAATAA